GACACCGTCAATCACCAGTGATTGCAACGCCTCCGACGCGGCAGAGACGTCGTATTGTCCCGTGGAATAGAACAATCCGCGGTTTCCTGCCCACATTACACCGTCTTGGAGAACGATCTTGGCGGACGGTCCAGCGCATCCGGCATCGTTGCTGACAAGGCGCCAAGAGCCGTCGTTGATAAACGCGCCCTCGCTTGGGCGGTAAATGCCGAACTCCTCGGCGGTCCATACGCAGATGTTGCCGAACACGGTCGCAACGGCGTTGATGTCTCGCTGCAACGGCAGGGCGACAGAATTGCCCGACAGTAGCCCGCGTGGGTTGAATGGGTCGCTGAAGTACAGGCTGCGCCCCGAAGCGATCACAAGCCGGTCGGAGAACACCGTGCAATCTGCCGGAATGGGCCACGCAGATTCCGCCAAGTAGTTGTAGTTGGAGAACTGTCCAGCGTCTCCGTTGAGCGGGGAGATTGGCGAACCCTCGCCGCGCCGGTCGCCCAGCAACAGCACCGTTCCGGTTTGCTGCTCGTCCTGCTCGAACACGCTCGGGCGGTAACTCCACACCCCGGCGTCCTTAGACCCAAAGATGATGCAGTCCTGCATCTCAAGCATGAACGCCGGATCTCCCGACGTTGCGCCGCGCGGCACAATCTTGTCGTCGTAGGCGTCGCTTGTGCCCCAAGGGCGAACGTCCTGCGCGTTGATGGTGCGAAGGTCGACTTCGCAAGTTCGGCGGTACAGCGCGAACTCTGCGTGCGTGTCGGCGGTCACATCGTAGACGTGAAAGACGTATTGCGACGCCCACTTGCCGAACACTCCAGCGTTTAGGTAGGCGCTCGGGTCGGTGTCGAACGTGTTGCCGAACACCTGCAAGAGCGCCACAACCTGCAACCTGCCGGCGTCTGAGCGGAAGGCGTGCATGGCAAGAATGCGCTGCACGCCCGCAGCGGATCTGTCCGCGAGGTTGAACCGCAGAGTCGTGTTCCACTCGCCGATCTGCCCGAAGGCGTTGCGAATCCGCAGCGCCGCGCCTTGGCCGTGGACGTTGACAAGCACTGGCCCGCGGTCTGGCGGGTCGCTGGTCATTCCCAAGTCGAGCTTGCTAACCTCGGGCTTGTCGGTTGCCACGCTAACCCCCTGCTACCAAACGAGGTTGACGCGCATGTTCTGCGGGGACCGCGTGATGAAGAAGCGTTCCATGTCGCCTTCGATCTTGGCGACCTCGCGCATGATCTGCGAACTGTCCGCGCCGTCGCGCACCGCGTAGTATTCCTTGGCGGCGACGAGGGCGATCAACTTGTGGAACTGCGGGAAGTCGTCGATGTACTCGTTATCGAGCGCGCCGGTCTTGCTCCAGTCGATGCCGGTCGCGTTTTCCGGCTTGCTCGGATAGGGCACGTAGAACACGCCGACCGTCTGCGACACCGGGCCAGCAAAGAACAGCGCATCGCGCACAAAGCAGTAGACCGCGCCGGTGTCGTCGAGTCCTCGCAAGCCCGTACTGTTGGAGTACAACTCTTGCAACGAGCCGACACCGTTGAGGATCTGGCGAATGTTCATCGTCGCCGGGTCTAGAAAGTACACGCCAAACAGCCGCAGCAAGCGCGGGCTATCCGTCGTCTTGCCCATGATGCGCGGCACAACCTGCGAAAAGCTCAACTGCGTCGCCGCGCTCAGAGCATAGCTCTCGCGGGCAAGAAACGCCTCCGGCGACAACTGCGCCATCTTCTCGTAGACGGTGTCGTAAGCCGCCCGCAACGCAAGCTGCGCCTGCGCGTCCGAGATAAACGTCGTGTCGGCCTCGTCGATGTACGAGCGGAACAGGTTGTAAACATCAGCAACGTACATGGGTTACGTCCTACTTCTTGAGCGGCGCCCGCGTTCCCCATTCGGATTGCGAACCGGGCGCGGCGTTGTCAATTTCCCCAGAGAACAAGCGATGGCCGGGATAGGTCTTGTATCCTGATTCCGCCGGCCGGCGTATTGGCCGCCCGTTCACATCGTAGGTGTCGGTGGTCGGATCGAGCCCTTGATTCGCTCTAGCGAACGCGGCAGTGTCCTTCTCGGTAGCTCCCGCGCGTTGCCGCAACACTTGTCCCTCGTAAGCCGGAAGGAATGGGCCGTCACCTTGGTACACTTGTGTTTCTACGTCGAACAGATAGCCCTCATCTTTGGATGTGATGGGGGCCTTTTCAGTGCCGCTCTGCAACGATCTAGTCGGCATGTTGGCCCTATCTAGGTCGCGTTCACGTTGATCTGAATAGCGATAATCTTCATTCTCAGTATTCTTGTCAATCTTTGCATGGCGCTTGTCGGCGATGGCTCCGCGACGCATTTGATCGGCACGGATGGAGTCGCCATCGGCCTTGGCTACCATTCGTTGCGCTGCGATTTGTCTGGCTGTTTTTGTTTTCATCTCTAGCCTCCAATCGTTCCCGAAGTAGAGCCGTCTCCGGCGATGGCATCCCCCTGCGACACGCCGGGCTCTTGCTCCATTGCGGGGCGCGGCCCAGGCGTTCCCTGCTGCTCTGGCGGCACGGGCTGGTACGGGTTGGCGGGGAATACCTTTTGCTGCGCCAATGCCTTCTGCTGCGGCCCAGGCGTCCCCAGAGGCACGGAAACGGAGACAAGCACCTCACGGATGTAGTCTTGTACTGCCGTGGCTTCTAGGAGCGCCTGCTGCGCCGTGGGGTCGCCGCGCTTGCCCGCCTCCATCGCGTCGTTGGCCTCGGCGTAGTACGCCGGGCTCTGCACGAATTCCTCGAACACCTGCCGGATTGCCTCAAGGTCGTCGAACGGGAACACCTCGATCTGCTGGCCGAGGCGGCACGCTTGCAGCAGGTCTTGCGCGTGGGCAAGCGCCACCATCTTCTGCGTCGCCGACTTCTGGCCGAGACGCAGCATCGTCTCCTTGAGGTACACGTCTGGCGTGATGACGCCGGCGGTCAGCAGGCTCGACAACTTGCGCTCGCGGTCCTCTTGCGTGATGGCGAACAGCGTCCCAGTCTCGATGATGACTTCGGGGTTCTGCACTAGGTCGGTGCCCGCGATCTCCTTGAACACGACGGAGCCCGCCGACTCGTCAAAGAAGCGCAGGTTCTGGCTCTCCGGCAGGTAAGTCTGCCAGAACACAAGGGCAACCCTCATGCACTCGGCGACTGCGCCCTCAACCTCGTCCATGACCGGCTTCATCTGTCCGAGGTCGTTTTCGCTCAACGCCTCGATGGCCTTGCCCGACGTGACACCGCTTGCCCGCTTGCCCATGGTCGTCGAGTGAATGCCAGAAACGTCCATGATCTCAGCGAGTGCGCGGGTCTGAATCTCGAACAGGTGAGGCGGAACTGACGGCGCGGGCTGCCGGGTCGGCGCGGGGGCGTGCGGCTGGTAGAAAATCGGCTTGCCCGGCTCGTTGGTCAAGTGCGACGGCGACACGCCTGAGTTGAACGGCACCAGCCAAACCGGGTTGCTGATCGCGTCGGCAATGTCCAGCGCGAAGTTCTTGAAGCGGTTGTACTGCCATTGCAGGTCGAGCAGCGGCCACAGAAGCGGCTGCCCGTAGATGCGGTTGGCAATCGTGTGGCAACGGTACGGGATGACCGGCACGACGTTCTGCGGGGTGTGGCCGCGGTACAGAAACGTCGCCTCCGTCTTGCCGAGCAGGATGAAGTGTCGCCCATCCTTGTAATACACCTCCCACGTCTCGACTCGGTCGTTGGGCATCTTGGCCCGCTGGTCCGAGTCGGTCATGGCTGGGGTGTCGCCGATCTCTTCGGCGAAGTCGGGGTACGCCTTCTTCAAGTCCTCGCGGCGGTAGATGTGGCGGATCGCCATCCAAGCCGTCTCGTCGTAGGTCTGCGCGCCGTACTCGAACAACAGGTCGTAAGGCGAAACGCCCTCGATGCCGACCGTCTGACGCTCTGGGTCGTAGTAGACGTGCAGCGCCGTGTTGCCGCCGCCGACGAGCCAACGGTTGTTGGCGTCGAGGATGCGCTTGACCCGGTTGGTTGTGTAGATGTACTTGGCGACAAGCTCGGTTGCGAGCGCCTTGGTCACGTCGTCAAAACTCGCCGTCGTCGGGATGGCCGTGAACTTCGGGGTTGCCGTGGACATGAGACCGCGCCAAGTCCGGTC